AAGATATAAGGCTTTGGGTAATTCAATGGCTGTGCCTGTTATGGCATGGATAGGCAAAAGAATCCAAGAGGTAGACAACTTATGACAAAGACCCAAGCCCATGCCATCCTTGACCGAATCAAAAGCGGAGACCTCGTGTCCTTGGCTGAAACAAATACAGCCTTGGAACGGACAGGGGATTTATGTCGAGCATCTGGCCCAACATTATGCTTTGATGGCAATGAACAAAGGAACAATCGACCATGCCAGGCACATGACCAAGCTGCTGAAGTCGGATTTTCCTACTCTAAATACCTTGATTGTCCAACGATTGAAAGTATTAAATGACGCTAAACAAAATTAACGAATATTTTGAATACAAAGATGGTGAATTGTTTTGGAAAAAAATAAAAAGCAATAGGGTAAAAGTAGGGGATAGGGCTGGTTATATGCGTAAAGGCTACTTAAATGTGGGCTTTGAAACAAAAGAATATCCCTTGCATCATGTAGTTTTTTTTATGTTTAAAGGCTATCTTCCAAAATTGATTGATCACATTGATGGCAACAAAATAAATAACAAAATTGAAAATTTGCGAGAGGCAACATTTAATGAAAATGCCAGAAATTGCAAAAGACCTACCCACAATACAAGCGGTTACAAAGGCGTATGTTGGAGTAAAAAAGATAAAAAGTGGCAAGCCAACATAACTTTAAATAACAAACTTTTGTTTCTAGGTCAATTTAAAGAAAAAGAAGAAGCCTACCAAGCATATTGCAATGCGGCAAAAAACCTTTTTGGTGAATTTGCGAGGTTGGCATGACATTGGTTGTAACTTTTGAAGTTGAGGGAAACCCAATACCGAAGAGCAGACCAAGGTTTGCCCGTAGAGGGCAGTTTGTCCAAACCTACACCGATGCCAAGACAATCGACTACGAAACCCAAGTAGCCATGAAAGCCCGTCAAGCAATAGGCGCATCAGAGCCACTACAAGGGGCTTTAACTGTGTTTTTATACCTCCGCTATGCAGTCCCCGACTCATACTCTAAAAAGCGCAAGGAAGCCTGTTTACGGGGCGTGGAATATCCCAAAAAAATAGATATTGATAATGTTTACAAAAGCATTACAGACGCAATGAACGGGATTGTCTACACGGATGACAGCCAGATCGTAGAGGCGCACATCACCAAGGTCTATGCTGAGACTGCTGGCGCAAACATCATGGTGCAGGAATGCGAGTAGAGTTAAACAAGGACAACGCGACTGCGGTGATGGGAACGCTGTGGCCTAAAGTCAAAGAAGCCCTAGCATCTGGCAAGCAATTGACCTTGGAAATCAAAAACGCTAGTCGGTCATGCCCACAAAATTCCAAGTATCACGCCATGATTGAGGAGATAGCCCAACAAGCCTCGCACTTGGGCGCAAAGTGGGACGCAGAGGATTGGAAGCGAATGCTTGTTTGGCAATTTTGTAAAGACCAAAAACTAAACAAGGGCAAGATTGTGCCAAGCCTAGACGGGACGGGCATTGTGCAGCTTGGTCAGCAAACCCGTAAATTCACCAAAGAGCAAGCCTCAGAATTTGTGGAGTGGCTACACGCATGGGGTGCAGAACACGGGGTGACCTTTGAACAATAAACCTACCCTAGCAGAGCGCAAGCACTTAGCCCAGATCAAGGAAATGAACTGTGGGGTCTGTGATGCGAGTGGCCCAAGTGACGCACACCACATCGTCCAACATGAGCAATACCTTTGCATTCCGCTATGTAAAGACTGCCACCAAGGGGCGTTTAACGGGATACACGGACAACAAAGAATATGGAAGGTTTATAAAACAAATGAGATGACAGTATTGAACGAAACGATAAGAACCTTGCTAAAATAAAGATGAGCAGTTGCCTTTGGGGGGTGCTCTCCCCCACCTTTTTAGGATATATATGGCTTACGAAAACCAAAAAGATGTTGCAGACTTCATAAGCACATTACTTCACTCGGGAACTGTTACCCATTTCATGCACTTGTCCACCACCGATCTAGGTGTGCATAAAGCCTTGGGCAAATACTATCCCCAGATCATTGAGTTAACCGATAGATTTGCAGAAGCCTACTCAGGGTGTTACGAACGCATCAAAGATTTCCCAGAGAATTTCCATAATGCTAAAGACCCAATGAAATACATGGTTAGCATACAAAACTATGTAATTAAGAACAGAAAAGCAATGCCTGATGAGAGCCAATTGCAAAACATTGTTGACGAAATAGCGGAATTGATTGACAGGACGATCTATCGCTTAGGGTTGCAATGATCAGAATCTTTGCAGGCTACGACCCTCGGGAGGCTATTGGGTATCATGTTTTTACCCAATCCTTGATCGAGCGCACCTCAGAGGCGGTGGCGATCACGCCTTTTTTTGGCAAGCAAAGAGACGGGTCGAACACATTTATTTACCAAAGATTCCTAGTGCCTTACTTCACAGGATTTAGAGGTAGGGCGATATTCATGGATGCAAGCGATATGCTGATGCTTGCCGATATAGCCGAACTGGACAAGTTATTTGACCCCACCAAGGCGGTACAAGTAGTTAAGCACAATTACTTTACCAAGCACAAAAGGAAATACATCGGCACAGCGATGGAGTCCAAGAACGAGAACTATCCGAGAAAGAACTGGTCGAGCCTGATACTGTGGAACTGTGAGCATCTAGACAATAAGGTGCTAGACCCTGACTTTGTGGATGAACACACAGGAAGTGAACTGCACAGATTTGAGTGGCTAAAAGACGATCAGATTGGTGAGTTACCAGAGGAATGGAATGTATTGGTGGGTGAAGACGATCAAGACGCAAAGATTGCGCATTACACTTTAGGCATCCCAGAGTTTGAGCATTACAAGAACTGCGCGTATTCTCAGGAATGGCACAAAACCAAGTCAAGGATGCTTAACGGGCTGATAAACATGAAGGAAAACGCTTATGCCTAGCACTTCTGCCAAACAAAAACGATTCATGCAAGCCGCAGCTCATAACCCTGAGTTTGCTAAGAAAGCCGACATTCCTGTTAAGGTTGCCAAAGAATTTGTCAAGGCAGACAAGAAACAAGAGATGGCGAAAGCCTTAGCAAAACATGGCTGATTACTCGCTAATGGCAGAAGCCCTTACTCAAAAGCAAGACCCTTTTGAATTTACGCGCAACAACACAAAGTATGCGTCCGACTTGTTAGCAAAGGCTCAACAGGAATATCCATTTATTGGCATGAACCAACCAGTAGTTAAGGTGGCACAAGGCGAAGGATACGCAGAGACATGGCCTCGCGGTGAAACGGGCGCACCTGACGCTATGGGCAGAGACACAAGACCCTACGACTTTCCAATGAACCAACTAGGGGTAACTGTCCACCAGCCCGACAAGTTCACATCTGCTGACTTAGCGGGTGAGGTTCTTCATGTAGACCCTTACGCCAATATGGTGCGAGACAAGTTAATGCAGACCATGACCCCTCAACAATGGGGAACACTAAAGAACGAAGCCCTTGATTACAACGAGTCAATCCGTCAAGGACAAAGCGAACAAAGAGCCAAAGAAAACACCATAGATAGCGCACTAAGGGGATATGCGGTCAACCAATGGCCAGAGTCCGTTAACCAACAACTCAACTATTCTCCTGCCCAACTTGAATTGTTAAATTCGCTTAAAACTTACATGAAAACTGGTAAGAAATAGTTACTATGGAAACTAAAGTAGTTAAAAGTAGAAAGAAAGCAGGAGGGCGCACATCAGGAACGCCCAACAAGACCACACAACAGGCAAGGGAGGCGATTGCTTTGTTTGTTGATGGTAATGCACACAGATTAGCAGAGTGGCTAGATAAGGTCGCAGATGGCATTCCTGACCAAGATATAAAACCCAACCCTGCAAAGGCATTTGAGTTATTCCAAAGCGTAGTGGAATACCATGTGCCTAAACTTGCTAGGACAGAGATAACGGGCGCGGATGAAGGCCCAATCGAAATGGTGGTCAAGTGGGAAGGCGTGAAGTAATCATCCCCTACTCTCCGAGAGAGGCATTCATGCCCTTTCACCAAAGGACGGAGAGATGGTCTTGTTTGGTGGCTCACCGAAGGGCGGGTAAGACAGTAGCAGCTATCAATGACCTGATACGCAGAGCATTGACAGAGGGTGGGGTGAGAGCGCAGTACGCTTATATAGCCCCGTTCAGAAGCCAAGCCAAGTCGGTAGCGTGGGATTACCTAAAGTTCTATGCCCAACCCGTGAGTAAAAGCACCAATGAAAGCGATCTAACAGTTGAGTTGGTCAACGGGGCAAAGATCAGATTATTTGGCTCAGACAACGCAGATGCCATGCGTGGACTAGGATTTAACGGGGTATACCTAGACGAATATGGAGACTTCAAACCTAGCGTGTGGGGTAATGTAATACGCCCTACGCTGAGTGACAGGCTCGGATGGGCTGTGTTTGGCGGTACACCAAAGGGAAAGAATCAGTTTCACGACATTTACAGGG